ATCTTCGATTATCGCTCGACCGCACATCTCATCGTCGCGGGCCTTAGCCTTCCGTTGTTCTTTATAGGCGATCGCCTCGGCCTGGGCCGGCTCATGGCCGGCTCGAATAAGCTCGGCGATGTTCTCCGATCGCGCCTTATCGCTTTTCCCTTCGTTTAATGGCATACGTCAATCCTCAAATTTGATGACCGGCATCATCGTACATCGACAATTTATCGCATGGCCCGGTATACCCCGGTCTTTTTCTGGCACGCCGAGCGCCGCTTGTTGAGCGTCTAGGTTCTCAAAATCGAACACTTCACCATCGATCTTTAGATGCGATTCGCGCGGGGTCTGGCCGGCGTTCGAATGAACCCATATAAACTGTTTCACCCCCAACGCTTGCATCCGTTGTTTATTAATCGAATTATACGCTTTTCTCGTTTGATCGAGCGCGATATTTCGTGCGCGGCGCTTCGTTTGTCCGGAATATTTCACAATTTCAGGCGTGAGCGTCGCTAGACCGGTTCCGCTCGTTATCGATCGCATGACCGCACCGGTTATATTTTTAAAATACTCCTGGGGTATCGTCTTAATCAAGGATACGTTTTCAGCGATCGAAGCGGTCGTTACGTCTTCCATTCCCTCCGGTACGGCGCTCGTTTTTAACGATAAACCGCCGCTCAACTGTTTAAGGCTGGAATGTAGCGTTGATGCACTCGTTTTTTCCGAACCGTTGACCATTTGTTCAGCCGATCGCTTGCCTACCATCGCAAAGAGTTTAGAGAATCGATCGAGCAATTTATTCATTAAAATACGGGCTTTGCTGCCGACATTATCATCCATCGATGCTTGCATTTTTTGGTCTTTAAAAAACTCTTTTGTAGGTTCTTCGTGGAACATCTTGACAATTTCTTTTTTTGTGGTATCGACCATTAATTTTACAGCCGCCTCCAGTGCCTTAACGTAGCGTGATTGCTGCGCGGCATTATACGCTAAAGGCGTTCCCCGCAGCGTAACGTCGCGGTTCGCGGCCCATCGAGCCTTGCGTTTCGTTAATGGCGGCTTCGTCATTAAACGGCTCCACTTTCAGCCTCGGCCGGGTCGCTCGATTCAACGATCGGCGGGTTTTCGGGGTTCTCATTTATCAAACCACTATAACCGCTATCGGGGTCGGTAATGATACGTTCCCGTTCGTCCATACCGTCGATCGTTCCCGAATTCACAAGGATAGCGCCTGTTTCCGCTTTGAAGCGGTTGATCTCGGCTTTCTCTTTCGCGGTCATCGTATCGAGCGACTTCCAGGTGATCGTCGTATCGAACGGAGCGATACCGAATTTCGGGCATACTTCCGATCGAATCAACAACAGGTGGTGACGGTTGAGTATCGCGGTTCCGGCGTGCGTTTGGATACTTTCGAGCATTTCGTGATAATTGGCTTCCTCGAATTCGCCCGTTGCGTTAAAGCCTTTCGGTGACGTACCGAGTAGTTTAACCGCAGGCACGTTAGCCGCTGCCGCGACAAGTTGATATTGAGACATTATCACAGCGTCGAAGTCGGCAAGCGACGTATCGAACTGGTTAACCTTTTCTTCAAGGTTCACAGCCTTAATACCGAAATTCGTCCACATCTCGGCCCACCAATTCATGCGCTTAATAAACGTCGCTTCTTTGGCCGCAACTTGCGATAGATCCATATTAACGACGGTCGTTCGTTTGGCGAGCGCGAGTATCGGCGCTTCGTTAGCGGTACGCTCGGCCGCATAAACGCGATTGTAAATTTTCTGTGGAATCGGTATCCCGCCGTAAATATACGTCGGCTTTAAAATATCGGCTACTTCTTCCGTTCGATAAACGATAAGGTGCGATCGGTGGACGAGTTTTCCGGCAATGTTCCACCAGGTAGGCTCGTAGAAGTGAATCGATGACGGATCGCCAGCCGATTCCGGGTCGAGTTGCGGCGTTATCCAGTACGGGTCGATTTGTGACATACCTTCGTAACTGCCGGGCGTTATGCCATCCGGGTTGAACGGTTTGAAATAATATTCCGGGTCGTTCGATTTGACCTTGAACATAACGATACGAATACCGAACACGCGGCCGAAACCGATCGCTTGAATCAAATTACGGTTAACGCTGAATTTAACGTCTTGTTTCCGAATATAGTCGATAACTTCCGAATCGATCTCTTGACCGTCATTCACGGTCACTTCGTACCCCTTTCGCGTCGCGTCTTCGGCCGGCATCCAACACGCTTTACTAACGAGCCATTGTTGAGCGAGCATCGCGCACAACTGATACCCAATAAAAGTTTGCTGCGCGTACCAGAACATTTGACCTTGCGTAATCGTTTGATTTCCGAAAAAGGCCGATTTGATATTAACGCCAGGGCCCCCTGCGTCCATCGCTACGCCGGCCATAGTCGCTTTCTTTCTGATCTGGTCGATCGGGTGTTTATCGGTCGAAAAGTTGAACGCCAGCGCTTCGTCAAGCGCTTCCTGATTCACCATCCCGTATTGAATATCGTCCAGGCCCATAACAGGCCGTGGCCTTTCGGTCGTTTTCTGTTCTGGCCCGGCTTTCGGTGTACGAAATATGTTCAGAAATCGATTAATCATAGAAGAAGCTCGCTTGTCGTTTAGGCTCTGGAGCGAACGCTATTACCAGCGAATCCGCTAGGTTCGGCGATCGCGCCCCGTTTGGCGTCTTATCGATATACAGTTTACCGGTATTCGGGTTCGTAATAAACGTCGCTTGCGATAATTCAATAATCAGCTTGTTATATTCGGGAAGGTTCGACGGTATCGTAATCAGATCGTCTTTATCGTACGGAGCGCCTTCAACGACCGCTCGATAGGTATATTGAAACCGTCGCCGCGCGGCCCACCACGACTGCGCCTTGAAATTACCGAAAAAATCCTCGTTCGTCCGACCGGTATCGGCGGCAGCTTCTTCCGCGAATCGAAGAAACGGGTCGGCTTTGGGGTTAACGACCGCGCCCGAACCGTGGTGGGGCTGAAACTCGACGTTCCGGATACCCTTCTCCGATCGCCGGGCGTTAATGATTCGCGCGTCGCCGCGCACGCCCGCGCCCAGGCCGTCCGCATCGTAACGAACCAGATACGTTCGGTTCATTTCGGCCAGCACGAAAACCCGTTCGACCGAACCGAAAATATCGCTACCCTGCCCCGTCCACGATTCCACATGCTCGACCGCCATACCCCATCGAGCGCACGCACCGTTTTTATCGTCTTTGTCGCCTACGTCGTAACCGACGACCTTCTTACCGGCGATCTCGAAACCTAGCTTTATATGGGCGTCCGTTGCGGCCTGTACCCACTTCGACGGTATGACGATACCCTGGATCGACGCGCTATAATCAAGATCGACCTCCTGCGCGACGAGTATCGGATCGTCAAGATAATCGCAAGTCTTCTTGTACCATTCTTCGTCCTTGCGTGGGTCGTCGCGCCAATGAATCGTAAACGTTTTGACCTTGCCGCCGTGACGCCGACGAGCGAACGAATTGTTCATTCCCCGTGGCGTTGATACGTCCACCCGGCAGTTGGTTGTATACGCGAGGGCCGCATCGACAAGATCGGGTCGCTGTATGTAGGCGCTTTCATCGATAAAATAAAACGACGTACGATCGCCGCGACCGATATTATCGCCAGCTTCACCCGTAATGAGACTACCCGTATCAGGGAATTGAATCCGCATATAGGACGAGTGTTTTTTAGGATGCCAAGTTCCCCTAAACTCAACTGGTAAAAGTGAGAGGAATTGACGGGCTTTGTATAGTAACGCTTTGGGGTTTCCCGTTTCATCGACATATTCTTCTTTTCTCGAACCGAAGCCGGCCGTTAACCCATCGTAAAATAGGCACATAGTAACAGCTACGGCGGTCATTAAATGGCTGATACCAGTCTCGCGCGATTTATCCGTTATGCCCGGCTCGCGCCCTTTCCATCGCGCGATAAACCAATCGACCCATTCTTCCTGTTTCGGAAATAATAAAAAGGGAATCAAGGCTGGCAAGCCGCGATCGACGTTACGCGGATCGACCGTCGTTCCCCAATCGATGATAAATTGCCCTGGATTGTCGCGGTAATATAATTTGAGCGCTTCGAGAAATTCCGGCGGTTTTTTCCGTAGCTCTTGAATACGCTCCATTCGCCATTGAAATACCGCGACGTAATCCGGGTTCTTATAATCGAACGGAAACGGTAAGGGCATTACGCAGCGTCGGCTTCTTCTTTATCAAGAAACTCCGGAAACGTATCGCTGTCTTCGTCCACTTGATCGTCGGCCGGTTCTGCCGGAGAGAGCAACGCTTCGAGTCGTGCTTTATCTTCGAGCAATTCGATTTTAGCGTTCGTTAAGGCTTTAACTTCACCTTCGAGTTGATTAATACGGTTTTTACAACCGTTCAATTCAAGTTCCATCTGCATCGCTTTTTTCTGTAAGAGCATACCGCCCGCGCGTAGATCGATATTCGAATTGCTCAATTCGGCCACCATTTGCTTCGAGCCGGAAAGTTGAGCTTCTTTCGTTTCGATCGCTGTCGCCTGTTGCTGAATGATTGCCTGTAAACGGTTAAGATTGGCCGTTTCTTGGGTCATAACGGGAATTTCCTGTTGTGAATTCATGGTCGCACCTTCCATTATTTAAGTTATGGTTAGGCTACCATATTACGCGGCGATTCCACAAGGGTTGACGCCGCGTAGTTTTGCTCCTTAAGCCCTTAATTACTTGGCGTCAAAAGGAAATCCATCAACGGAATCCTGTTCGTCGCGCCATTCAGAATCGAGCTTGTAACCCCATTCGAAGATAAATATTGCAATCGAATGGTATGGCTATTACCGTCGCCGTTAAGTTGAGATACTAAGGTAAACGGGTTTGAACCGCCGCTAACTGCCGGATTTACCGACATTTGTGTTAAAACCGTTGCTGTAGAAATATCCGTAATCGCAAGGTCTATTTCGTTTGAACCGCCAGCAGTTCCCACGGCACAAGCACTCGCCATAATCTGCAATTTATAACCGACGGGAATCGTAACCGTATAAGAAAGATTCGTCGCATCTACGTCAACCAACGTACCCGAATTGGTAGAATAACTGCCCGCACCCGTTCCGCTTTTCTGTACCATCGTTACGCCGTTTTGTGCAGCGGTAATGGTCGTCTGCCCGCTAATCGTGGTTCCTGTAGATCCATAAACCGCAAGTTGACCAGCCGTTCCCGTGGTTATCGTACCGGCCGATACGGATGCACCGGAAACCCAAGCGATAGCCGTAATCGTACCGGAACCACCCGCGCCTCCCGCGCCA